CCGGACGCCGGGGGCATCCCCGAGAAGATAGCGGACCGGGCGTCCATCGCTCAGGACTTGGTGCATATGATCCGTGAGTCCGGGCTGTTGACGGAAATGCTGGCGAACCGCGACGCGGGAGCGCGGCGGCTCAACATGATCAAGGTCACGCTGGCCGTGGATGATGACGAGCGGATTGTCCCCGGCACGGCGGAAATCACCGAGACGAGCCTCGGGACATACCTTTTGACGGCGGAAACGGTCGACTACGGCCCGCTGTCCATGACTTTGGAGGCGTAGGCATGGCGGAGAAACCCGATCAGCTTTTCGAGACGATGCTGAAGGAAGCGGGCGTACCGATCACGGAAGCCGCCATGAAAGCGGAGTGGGACGCCATCAACGCGGCGGAAGGTTCGCAGATTACGAATAACTCGGCGTGGTCCCCTTTCTGGCGGCTCATTTCCGCCATCGTGACCGCCCCGGCCTTGTGGCTGGTCCGGCTCCTCATCCGGGACGCCCTGCCCAACGTGTTCTTGAAATTCGCGTCCGGGAGCTATCTGGACGTGTACGCCTGGGGCGTCGAGCTGGAGCGGAAGCCCGCCGCCCATGCCGAGGGCGTGGTGCTCTTCACGCGGGCGTCGGCGTCCGGGAGCCTGACCATCCCCCGGGGCACGTCCGTTGAAAGCCCGGCAATCAACGGGGTGGTGCATCGCGTGCTCACCAAGGCGGACGCCGTCATTCCTGACGGGCAGCTCGGGCTTGAAGTCCCCGTCCGGGCGGAAGAGGCCGGAACCGCCGCGAACCTCGGGCCGGGCTACTACTCGGTGCTTCCCGAGCCCGTCCCCGGCATCGCCTCCGTGACCAACCGCGACGCATGGCTGACGTCGCCGGGAGCCGACGAAGAGGACGACGAGTCCCTGCGGCTGCGCGCCCGCAACCAGTTTCAGGCCGTGGGGCAGTACCACCATGACGCCGGATACCGCGCCGTGGTGACGGCGTTCGCGGGCATCCGGACGGACTACATCTTTTTCGAGAAGGACGGCCCGCGCGGACCGGGGACGGCAAACGGCTACATCATGATCGATTCGGGCATCCCGCCGGACGATCTGATCCAAAGTATCAACGCGCATATCCGGGAGTCCGGCAACCACGGGCACGGTGACGACATCCTCTTTTTCCCCATGCCCGCCGTCCCCGTGGATCTGGAAGCGACGGTCTATCCGCTGCTTTCCTGCGGCGAGGAACGCCGGGAAGCGCTCCGGACGGCGGCGGAAGACATGATCCGGGCGGCGTTCCGGGAAAATCAGGATGTGGAGGTCACGCGCACGCTTCCACAATCGCGGTTCAGCTTTTCCCGGCTTGATCGGGAGCTGCACGACGCCTTGCCGGATCTGCGCTCGGTCGAGTTCAGCTTGCCGGACATCGTGTCCGAACTGTCGTTGCCCGTACTGCGGACGCTCACCGTGCGGCTTGGCGAGGGCGTATGAGCGATTTTCCGGAGATCAAGATTCCTTTTTGGATGAACGGCCCTCACGTCCGGACGCTGGCCGGGGCGTCCCGCGTTTGGTTCGGGCACCTGGGGGAATGGGCGGCGTTTCCACTCCGGCAGACTGATCCGCTCACCTGCACGGAACGGATGCTCGACCTGCTCGCGTGGCAGCGGGGGATTACGAGGGCGGTGGGGGAAGCCGGGCGCCTGTACAGGCTGCGCGTCGCCCATGCCTACGCCAACGCCCGCGACTCGGGGCAGATTGCGGGCTGGAAGCGGATTTTCAAGCGGCTGGAGCTCGGGGACATCGCACTGGAGGAACGGAAGGACGGACAGGATTGGGACGTCATCGGCATTACGATCGACGACAGCCTTTTTCCAAACTACCAGAACGTGCTGGAGCTCATCGTCGCCGACTACGGGCGGACGTGCCGGAGATACCATTTTATTTCCCGGATTCCGCAAAAGGTCGCCGTGCGGTTCATCCCCTTTGACGACCATCATTGTACGATCTGCGCCAAGAGCGAGGAACTGCTAATAACGCGTATGGGAAACGGGATCGCCGTTTTTGACAGCACGCAAACCACACTGGAGGCTCACGCATGAGCGTCATCATGACCGCGGCCGGGGAAGCGCTCAAGGCCCGGCTGCAGGCCGAGGGCAAACCGCTGGTGATCGACACCTTTGTCTTTGCCCATATCCCCAACCTTGATCCCACGGAACAGCTTACCCCCGGGATCACGGTTCCCACGGAACAGGTGGTGTACGCCTATCCGATCCCGGATGAGTACCGGGCTTACGTGAACCCGAATCAGGTCGTGTACAGCGCCCTTTTGGGTTCGGACGTGGGCGACTGGTCCTTCAACTGGCAGGGGCTGGTCTGTTCCGAGTACGACACACTGATCGCCGCGGCCACCTTCCCGACGCTGGAGAAGCGGAAATACTCGGGGGCGACGGGCGCGGCCGGCAACAACCTGACCCGCAATTTCCTGTTGGAGTTCTCCGGAGCAAAGGAGCTCACGGGGATCACGATCAGCGCCGACGTGTGGCAGCTCGACTTTACGATCCGGCTGCTCGGCATGGATGAGCGGGAACGCCTCTCGAACTTCGACCTGTACGGCGCGGGGTGGTTTTCCGGGGACGGCTGGAAGCTGGCGAGGCAGGGCGGGCAGTACGCCTGCGCGCCGGGGTTCGGCTATGTCGGCGGCATACGCGCCGGGCTTGCGGAACCCATGCCCGTGGTGGCCACGTTTACGCCCGCGGACGTCTGGCTTGACGTCTGTCTGAAGCCGCAAGGCTCAGATCGCGTGGCCACGGCCGCGCCGATGGTTGTTGAGCCGGATACGGAAGTCCCGTTTTCCGCCGCCGACGAAACGGGGCTTATGCACTACCGGGCACTGATCGCGCATGTCGATGCGGGAGGGGTCATCACTGACAAGCGTCAGCCGATGAACGGCACGGACGGAGCCTCCGGGCAGCTTGCCGATGTGCAGCGCCTTATGAAACGGAAGGTGAACGCCGGAACGGGGTTGACCGGGGGCGGCCCGCTGTCCAGTGACGTTACACTCTCCGCAAAGCTCGATGGGAAGACAGTGCAGGCCGCTGCGGACGGCGCGATCACCGTGAAAGACGTGGCGATAGATGGGAATCAGGAGAATCTGGCGAGCGCGCGGGGGCTGTTCAACGCAAAAAGTACAGGGGCCGTAGACTGCAACACCCTCACGAATCAGGGCGTGTATGCCATTCCGCAATCGGACACGACGAACGGCCCCGGCTTCCCGATAAAGATGTTGCTCTTGTGTTCCGCAAATTCTTTGTTGACCACGCAACTTGGCATTTCTTCGGGCGGCTCAACGGATATGGCTCAACGGCTTGCCCTGAGAAACAGAAACAAAGATGGCGAATGGAGCAAGTGGGCGGAGTTTTTCAATAGTCTTAGGACTGGTGACGGCCTCAAATCCATCAACGGCATCATCTCCGTGCCCGAGTATGAGGGCGCGACGGCATCGACAGCCGGGACAAGCGGCCTTGTGCCGCCCGCAACCGCCGGGCAACAGGATAGCTTTCTGACCGGAGGCGGTGAATATAAGCCCGCACTCTCGACTGGCGGCGGCGTCATGACGGGCAGCGTCCAGATCAATGATCCCGCAAATGTGATTGGATCGGCACCATCTGCCAATACTGAGCGCGGCCTGTTTCTTGGCGACAAAAACAGCGTGGTCATGGGCGGGTTCGATGTCATACAGCGCGCATCGGATAACGCTAAATACACGCAAGTCTATTCAAAAAATAGCAGTGGACATATCACGTCCCTTGCTGCTGTGACTTATGAAGACGGCACGAGAGAACTTGTGGCGGATAGCCCTCTCCAAATCAACGACATACAAATA